AAGTGTAGATGTAACAGGAGATGGTTTTGTAGCAACTGTACAATTTGGTGGAGCATCAGCAGTTGTTAGTGCAGATGCAAATGTAACTTTAGCAGAAAATGTTCAAGAATCCAATTATGATACTGCAATTTATGACAGCAATTTCTTTAGTTCAAGTGGACTTGTTGTTGTTAGCAATGTAGGCACATTATCTATTGTAGGAACTGCTACTTTTACTTTAGCATCCGTACAAGGAACTATAACACTAAATGCACCTACAGTTATAGGAAATGCAATAGTAGAGCCTACAGGATTTCAAGTTAATGGTTCAGTAGGTACATTAAGTTTTGTAGGTAATGCTAATGTATCATTAACTTCTACATCTGCTACTGCTACTTTAGGTACTGTTTCAGTCATAGGTAATGCAGTTATAGAAATTGCATCTGTAGTATTATCTAGTTTCTTTTCAACAAATTATATTTATACCGCTGTAAGTGCAGAAGATTACAATAAAGACAGAACTGTATATGTAGATTTTAAAGATAACTTTATTAACAATGTAGTTGTTATTGAGGAAGAAGATAGAACTATTTATATACCTGAAAAACAACACAATGTTAGATCAAAAACATTATTAGCCGCGTAAGGAGATATCATGTCATATAAATGGCCACCAAAAGATCCAGATGAAAAACTAGACTATAGCATAGATTGGTCTAGGTTTTTAGGTGATCAAACAATATCAACAAATCCTCGTATTGCATGGTTTATAAATGATGCAGATGGAGTGAAAACTGCAGCTACATTTGGTCAAGATGTTACTGTAGATGGATTACTTTCTAAAGGGGTATTACAGACTCAAACAGATACAGTTGCTACTATTAGATTAGAGGGTGGAACATTGAATAAAACATATAAGATAACTTGCCAAATGACATCTGCACCTAACGGACTTGTATCTGAGAGAACTGTAACATTAAGAATTAAGGAAAACTAATATGGCTTATAACTTTTTAGAATTAGTCAATGAAATTAATAGAAGATTGAATGAAGTTGAATTAAATACAACAACATTTCCTACAGCTACAGGCTTCTATCAGACAGCAAAAGATGCAGTTAATTCTTCAATTAGACATATAAATCACGAGGAGTTTAGCTGGCCGTGGAATCACAGAGAAGAAGAAGAAGTTCTATCTGCAGGTATTGTTAGATACTCATATCCTGAAGATGCTAAGTTAATCAACATGGATAGTTTTAGAATTAAAAAGAATACTACTCTAAATGTTGAGACTAAAAAATTAAAATCAATGGACTATCAAGAGTACTTAGATAATTATGTAGATCACGAATATAATACAAATACAAATATTAGAACTGTGCCTAGAAATATAGTAAGAACACCAAGTCAAGAATTTATATTCTATCCATGTCCTGATAAAGCATACGAAGTAGTTTACGAATACTATCAAAATCCTGTATCTTTAGTTTTACATTCAGATGTGCCTAGTGTTCCAAAAGAGTTTCAACATGTAATTGTAGATGGGGCAATGTTTTATGCTTATCAATTTAGAGGAGATACACAATCAGCACAAATATCTCAACAGAAGTTTGAGCAAGGCATAAAGTATATGAGAAGTTTATACATTAATAGATATGATTATTTAAGATCATCAATGATTGTTCAAACTAGTGGAGTAAATAACGTATTGAGGGTGTCATAAATGGCTACAGATTGGAAGACATTTCCACTAGAATTTAAAGGTGGTTTAATATCAAATCTAAGTCCTTTGCAACAAGGTACAAATGCGATAGGTAGTGCAACTATTCTTGAAAACTTTGAGCCATCCTTGTCAGGTGGTTATAAAAAGATAAAAGGATTTGCAAAATTTAATTCAAGTGCAGTGCCTATTGAAGATACTAGTGGCAATGTAGTAGGCAGTCCAAATGATCAACAGAAGTTAATACAGATGGTTGCTTGTGTTAGTAATGGGTATACTGCGTTAGTAGCTAGAAACGATAAGTTTTATGCTGTTACAAGTGCTTCAATTACTGAAACCCATCTTGATAATGCTACGTATAGAAATCAGAGAACTGCTTTAAATGGTGCAAAGATTAGATTTGCAAATTATAATTTTGGTGCAGGTGAAAAGACTTTAATTGTAGATGGTGTTAATTCAATAGCATATTATGATGGATCGCAATCAGGTACAAATAGAGTTTCTTTTTCTGATGAAACATCTGCTCAAATTGTACCAACTGTAGGAGCTAAATTTGCAGTAGAGTTTAAAAACCATCTTGTATTAGGTAAGGGCAATTCTCTCATTATAAGTGCATTGTCTTTAGATAATGATTTTAGACCAGCTAATGGTGGTGCAGAAATAAAAGTAAAAGATACGATAACAGGTTTAATTGTATTTAGAGAACAACTAATTGTTTTTACTAAAAATAGTATTCAAAGAATGACAGGCTCTGCTACATCAGGAACAGATGGATTTAAGGTAGCTCCGATTACAAATGATATAGGATGTATTAGAGAAGATACTATTCAAGAAGTTGGTGGTGACGTTCTGTTTTTTGCCCCTGATGGTATCAGATCACTTGCAGCTACTGAAAAGATTGGTGATTTTGGATTGGACGTTGCATCTAAGCCAATTAAAAAAGACGTAGACTCTTTAACAGGAACATCATTTGATTCTTTTGTTATCAGAGAAAAAGCACAGTACAGACTATTAGCTTTCAATCAGGGTTTTACAACAGACGATTCAGAAGCACTATTAGCTACAAAATTTGTAGATCAAGGTGGTACAGGTTTAAATTGGGCAACTTTACGAGGATTTAAATCATATGCTTCAGATTCAAGATATTATGGGGAAGTTGGTGCAGTACAGGAATTAGTCGTGTTTGCACATGATGATGGTTTTATTTATCAAGGTGAAATAGGAAATGGATTTGATGGATCTAATATTAGAGGTATTTATGAATCACCTTATATGCCAATACAAGATCCTACCATACGTAAGACATTCTATAAAATGGGTCTGTATTTAGATCCCGAAGGTGCGATTACTGCTACTGTAAACATAAAATATGATTTAGGAGAAGCTACTGTAATTCAGCCAAATGCTATCAGTATAACAACAACAGGACAAGGATTGGCATTTTATAATGCTACACAGTCAACATACGATACAAGTAGATATAGTGCAGAATTTGAGAAGCTATACAATAATAATATAATTGGTTCTGGTAAAACAGTAGCCATTAGGATTGAAGAAGAGTCAACTAATCCACCATTTAGATTAGATACCGCTGTATTAGAGTACAGCACAGACACTAGACAATAGCCATACAGGAAAGGAAACAGAATGGGAAATACATATCAAACAAGGGGAGTCATAGGTAATGTAGGCTTGCCCGTATCTGGTGGAATCATTAGAGAGGAGCATCTGAATAATGAATTTACCAACATTATTGCAGCATTTAATGCTAGTACAGGACATGCCCATAATGGTACAGATAGTCCTAGAGTTACAACACTAGGTGCAAATAGTGAGCTAGGAACAACAACTACAGCTATTACACCGGGTTCAGCTACAATTGATGTAGGTACATCAGGAAATAAATTTAGAGATGCGTTCTATAGTGGCACAGTAGATGCTGCTATTGTAAAAACAGCTAAATTAATTGATACAAATGGTAGAGATAGCATTATCCTTTCTGCTACATCTACCGCTGTAAATCAATTTACTGCAGCTAATTCTGCTACAGGAAATGACATTACTCTTTCTGCTACAGGATCTGATACTAATGTTAGTATGGTTCTTACACCTAAAGGTAGTGGTTTAGTTAAATTAGCTAAAGATGATCTAGCTATAGGTGGCACAGCAGTCACAACTACAGCAGATGAACTAAATGTATTAGATGGAGATGTAACTAGTATAGGTACAACAGCAGTTGCAGGTGGTGATGGTATTATTACTAATGATAATGGCACAATGAGATCTACATCTGTAGATACATTTGATACCTATTTATCACAGACAACTAAAACACTTACAAATAAAACATTAACAGCACCTGTTATTTCAACCATTAGTAATACAGGAACATTAACTCTTCCAACATCCACAGACACTTTAGTTGGTAGAGCAACAACTGATACACTTACAAATAAAACACTAACAACTGCCACATTAACAACTTCTGTATTTAGTGGCATATCAACTACTGCATCAGGTAATTTACAAGTTAAACCTGCTACTAATATATTAGAGATACGAGGGGATGATGATCCAAACTATACAGGTGTAGCAGGTCAAATTAAACTTAATTGCCATAAAAATAGTCATGGACAGATTATAGAAGCACAACCTCATAGTGCAGGAGTTACTAATACTATGTTATTACCTCAAGGTAGTAACAGTACACTTGTAAGTGAAATAGCTACACAGACACTT